TACAGTATCATACTATACAGATGGTTTCCTATCACATAACTGTGAGTTTTTATCAACAGGAGAGTCATCGATTGATGATGATTTATTTGAAGAAATGTCTGCAAAGGTTCGAGAGCCTAAAATTCTTCTAGATGAAGGCAATTATAAAATATGGGAAGAGGCAGATGCTTCACGATTATACGTTGCTGGGGTCGATACTGCTGAAGGGGTAGGAGCAGATTCATCTTGTGTGCAAATATTAGATATCACAGATATTAAAGATATAAGACAGGTAGCATGTTATAACAATAATAAGATATCACCTCTTGAGTTTGCAACTAAGGTACACTCAATTTTACGTAATTACGGCTCACCTCTAGCGTTAATAGAGCGTAACAACTGTGGAGCGCAGGTAGTTGATCGGTTAGCTAAAGATATAGGGTACGAAAAGATTGTATCATACGGTAATAAGGCCGCGCATCGCAAAAATGTAATGTTAGGCATGATTGCACATACAAATACAAAGTATCAAGGAGTACTGAATATGAGATACTTTATTAATGATGTTAAATCAGTACAGATCAATGACATAGAAACACTAACAGAGCTTAAGAACTTTGTAAGATGGCCGAACGGTACTTGGAAAGCTAGAAGATCAAATCATGATGATATGGTAATGTCATTACTTTATGCTCTCTTTATTTTAGAAAAAGATATAACAGAGAGATTTTTCGAAATTTTAGAATTTGATGATCGAGGTAAGCCTGCAGTTATTGAGCAAATGGATTTTGGTATACAATATTTTGAAGATGCTACTTCATTGTACTTAGATAATGAAATTGTAGGTGATCACAATGCAGCTCTACCCCCTGTGGTCTTCGGAATGGGCAACAATCAAATGCAAGATGATATGGATGAGTTATCGATGTTTGGATATACTCCGTTAACATAAATATTAATATGCCTGCAAACGCAAATAAACAATCCCTACTTAATAAAGGTAGGGTAGATAAATTTATAATGGTGTTTCAACTACCCCCCGCATTACGTGAGGTTCAAAAAAGAAGCACGCGATCTTCTTTTAATGTTTCAGAAGATACTTTCCAATTTTCAATATATGGTACTGTTGTTCCAGAATTGACTGTTCCTGCAATTCGAGTACCTTATACTGGAAGTAATTTATATCAATCTGCGCATGCACGTGAACCATATCCACCAGTCACTATCGATTTCACTATAGATAATGAATTTAATAACTATTGGGTCATATATAAGTGGTTAGATTTAATGCATGATGATAAAGCTGGTTTATATGACAATGATAAATTAGCTGATACAGCGTATAGCAACTACCAGTCTGATATGACAATATATGGTGTTGATGAGTATGATAATAAACGAATTCAATTTACATACACAAAAGCGTTTCCTACTGTTTTAGGTAATATAGACTATAACTACAGGGAGTCTGCTGAAATAAACACATCAATGACTTTTGTTTACTCTCAGCTACACACTAAACTGCTAAATTTATAAATAAGGTTTTAGAAACTACCAATTTTTAAGTGAATAAACATAAATAATTTTATGTCTAGACGCACAATACAATCACCAGGTGTTGAGATCCGAGAGAGTGATCTTTCCCTAAGAACAGTTTCACAGGGTACAACTACCTATATTACCGGGTTTGCAAACCAGGGTCCAACTGATGAAGTAGTCGGTGTAAGTGATATTACAGAATTTGAACAGATTTATGGGGCTCCAAGAACACCAGCTGAAAGGTATTTTTATCATACAGCTCGAGCAGCATTAAATTCAACAGGTCAGTTACTAGTTAACAGATTACCTTATGGAGAAAACGCTGGAGTAGGATTTGGCTCTTATTATAGCTTGCTTGCTTACCCGGCAGTAGGTTATGATAGAGCGAAGGCGGCGCATCAGCCGCTTGAAGATAGTAGTACACAGAGTTTTACATTAACTGCAGGATCTTACTACTTAGGTGCACCAAAACAATTTAATCTCACCGAAGATGAATACTTACAACTTAAGAATGGTGAGTTGTTTGTAGATGGTTGGGGAGATAGTGGTGATCTGCCGAGTGAGTGGACGGAGTTAGCTAGCTTATCCAGCGCGGCTGTTATTATACTTAACAAGTCGCAGAGTGTTATTGATGGTCAATTTAATGGTTATTATGTTGGCTTAGCTGATAATACAAATATTAATCCTGCTAGCGCGTTCGATTCTATTTTAAGTGTAGAGACAGTTACTCAATCTGCTGCTGCCGGTGGTCTTGATAATTATACTACAATACCAGCTAATCGATTAGAATTCTCACTCTCTGCTACACCAGAGTTTGGGAATAACCCAGCGACAAATTCAATCTCTCAAGTGATGGAAGATAGAATTACAAACTACAACATCGCGACCCGTGAGTTTGATGATACTCTAAATGTTGGTGTATTTAAGCTCAGACAATCTGTTTTCTCTAAAGAGGCAAATCGAATAGATTATTTACTCGAAGAAGGTTATAACGGGTCAATTGGATATTACAGGCAGAGAAATTCTGAAAATGGTGGCGCGCCTGTTAACTTCTTCTTAGGTAACGTTGATAATACATCAAGGAATATTGATATTATTGTTAACCCTTTCCTCTCCGAGCAAATGAGTGGGCTTAATCTTAATGATGATGGTACACCTAGAACCAAAATAAGAGTTTTGACCAGCTCACTTATAGCGAATGCTGGTAATGGTAACCTATCCGAGGAGGTTGTAGGTACGACTTGGGCTAATCTTACAGGGTGGGAGGCAACTTACGGAACAGCTGATTCAATCTACGCATTAGGTGCATATGGTAACACATCTCTCGCTGAAAAAACTGCTGGTAATATTCCTCTTAAGTTAGATAGAGCGTTAGATAGAATTCGTAATGATAGGAAATTTAATATTGATATTATTGCTGAAGGTGGAGTTGGTTCAATTTGGACATATAACCAAACAGCCCCGGCGGCACTGTCAGGGTATGGGTATGATGATACTAGAACTACAGCAGCTATTGAAGCTCTAAGAACATCGAATGATATTGATAATACAGGTGAGAAAGCGAGAACCGCTTATACAACAATCTTTAATAAGTTTGCTACTTTCTGTGGACCGGTTAAAGATGGGGGTAGAGGCGATATTCTATATGTTGCTGATCCTATTAGACAGCTCGTTGTAACTGGTAAAAATAATAAGATCCAAGATGATAAATCAAAAAACTTTTATGTTGATGCATATTGGGCCTTACGGCATCAATTCGAGTTAGCTAATACTTCATACGCTACGGTTTTTGCGAACTACATGAAGGTGTATGATAACTACTCAGGTATATATGCATATATACCATCTTCAGGTTTTGCTGCAGCTAAAATGGCAAGCACAGATGCTCAAATTGGCCCATGGGGTGCACCGGCAGGTTTAAATAGAGGTATCATAACTGATGCAAGTGATATTGCCTTATCACCGAATCAACGTCAACGTGATGATTTATATACAGCTAATTTAAATCCAATTACAAACCTAGCTGATCAGGGTAATGTATTTTTCGGGCAAAAGACTCTTCTTAGAAAGCCTAGCGCGTTTGATAGGATAAATGTTCGTCGGACATTTATATATCTTGAGAAAATTACAAAGCGAACAATGCAGTACTTCTTGTTTGAGAATAATACACTATTTACCAGAACTCGTGTTGTTAACACCTTAACACCATTTTTTGAGCGTGTTAAAGCGGATGATGGTATATATGATTTTGTTATTGTTTGTGATGAGCGTAACAACACACCAGAAGTTATTGATCAGAACGAGTTAGTGGTAGATATATATTTGAAACCAGTTCGAACAGCAGAATTTGTTTTAGTAAATTTTTTCGCTACGCGTACCGACGCAAGCTTCGAAGAGATTATTGGTTGATAATTTTAATAGTACAACCCAATAACAAGGAGGGGGTCGAAAGACCTCCTCCTTTTTAGTGGCTAATTCATGCTAGTAAACTAAATAATAATAATATGAATGTGATCTATAAAATTACCTCAGGCGATAGATTTTATATCGGATCAACAAATGACTTTAAGAGGCGATTTAAAGAACATAAGTGGACTTTAGAACGAGGTACACATGTTAATAGGTACCTTCAAGCTGTACATGATAAGTATAATGACTTAGAATATACAATCATAGAAGAAGTAGCAGGTAATCTATTTGAACGAGAGCAAGAATACATTAACGAATGCTTTAATGATAATGGATGCATGAACATTAATCCTAAAGCTAGTCAACCTACTCCTAATGAGAACTCATGGAAGGCTGCTGCTACAGTCAACACAGGTATTAAGAGGAGTGATGAATGTAAAAGGAAAATGAGCGATGCAAAGAAAGAGTTGCTTAAAAAGAATCCAGACTTCCTCACCGAGAGGCAAGCAAAGGGTAGAGCTAATCGTTATGCAAAGCTTCCTGAGTTTGTCCTTATCAAAGATGGTATTGAGTATGGTCCATATAAACAGCAACAAGAGGCGTATGAAGAGCTTCCCCTCAGCAATGTATCTGTATCGAGATTGTTTTTGGGTAAGCTAAAAGAAGTTAAGGGGTTTACTTTAAAATTCACCTAGTTACTATAAATAATAATATGGCTAGCCACTAGAACAGATGCAGATTTTGAAGAGATTATTGGTGGATAACCTCTTCTGAAGAAATTATTATTGGTGTATAATTTCTTCCTCTAAACCGCGGTCCTAAGACCGCGGTTTTTTGTTGGTAAATTACTGAATAAAAAATTGAGAGCAAATGCGATAGCTGGGTTAACTATAATAAATATGATGCTAAAGTATCCGAATATGGCGATATTAATGAGTGTGACGCTTGCGAGAAACCCCAAGAATTGTATGATGTGCATATAATTCTATTTTGCATTATTTTTTACAAAATGCAACCATCATTTCATTAAATTTAGCTAGATACCATAAATAATTTATATGGTTAATCAATCAATTCAAAATTTCTATCGCGTCGCTGCAGGTAAGGACTTTTCACGCGACTTTCTCTTTAGAGTAACTCAAATGCAGTTACAAGGTGTCCCCGCTTTAACTGAAAATGAGTTGGTTTACGCTAAGACTGCATCTTTACCTGGTAGAGCTATTACGAATGTAACTGCTCCTTATATGGGTCTCGATTTTAATATACCGGGTAATGTAAAATATACAG